TGATTGCAGTTGGTAGAAAAGAATTCTGTATTGATTGCGCAGAATTGTGATACAATTCAATCGTGAAGCGAGGCGACACTACTCCAGTGAATCTACGGCTCCCCCGGGAGTTGGTAGAAGCATTGCGCAAGTCTGCTGAACAGAACTATCGAACGATCTCCCAGGAGATCAAGATGCGACTGTACGCTTCATACAATCTAAAGCCCGGCGATGCAGCAACATCCCGGGCGGCGGATCAGCCTGAGTTCGAGGCCGACCAAAATGAGTTTACTAAGCCTGCCCCCAAAATCGTCGATTCAAAAGCAACTGAAGACTGATTTGTCTTTCTACACCGACTCAACGGCTGAGAAGGTGGAGATTTACCGCCTTGGTCGGAACAAGGGGATTCTCACAACGGGTGAGTTCTACCTGTTCACCTTCCTTGCCGTGTCTCACCTCACTTCCGAGGTGGTCGCCCCTATCGAATCGTTCGACCGCACTCTGCGTTCCCTTAGCCCGGAAGTAGCGGATGCCTACGACAACCACCTAGACGAGATGTTCGAGCTGATGCGCGTTGCTTACGAGCGTCACTTTGGAAAACCTTGGCGTGTGTACGAGGAATTCCTAGAGGACCGGCTGATCGAAAGCGAGTCCGTAGTTGGGAGGGTCGCATGAATATTTTGGAATCGATCAAGCACGTTCGCCCCATCGATGGGAAAGCATTCTGGATTCTGCCCGAGGTCTTTGACGCTCTGGGTGTGAACCGCCAGGTCACTCGTGACGCCATCATCGACCGTGCAAAGAAGTGGCTCGTTATGAACGGCATAAACCCGGGTCAGATATTCGACCTGGGCATGGGCCCCACGGACCTTGGTTGCACCGAGCGCGGTCTCTACGCGGTGATCTCCGAGATCATCTACATCCACGGCAACAAGCAAGCGATCCTTGCCGCCAAGGAAGAGATCGGCGTTGTTACCCACGCACCCGCTCAGGCATTGCTCCCTGTGGACGATTATGAGGACGTGGCGGCAACGCTCACGCCCACGTTTACCCCCGCATCTTCTGCTCCCGTCACACGGGTGGGTCAGTGCGTTCTGGTGCCCGTACCCGAGCAAGTGGAAGAACCCACTCCCAAGAACGACCTAATGGTTTTCGATTACGCTGGCAAGAGCGTTCGGACAGTGATGAAGGATGGTCAGCCCTGGTGGGTGGCCAAAGACGTGTGTGAAGTCCTTGGCCTATCAGACGGTCGGAAGAGCGTAAATCTGCTCGACGAGGATGAGCGGAATAGTGTTCCGGTCATAGACGCGATGGGAAGGAGTCAGGAGACGCTGATCGTCAACGAGCCCGGCCTCTACTCGCTGATCCTTCGGTCTCGGAAACCAGAGGCAAAGGCGTTCAAGCGTTGGGTGACGCACGAGGTTCTCCCCTCCATTCGCAAGACGGGTTCTTACAGCGTGGCTCCACAGCCCGCGCCCGCTCTGCCAACCGATTACAAATCCGCTCTGGTGGCGTTGCTTCAGGAAGTGGAGAAGACCGAGGCGCAGTCAGCGGTCATTAGGGAGCTTGCTCCTAAGGCGGCGTTCCACGACACGGTCCACGACGCGACGGGCTGTCACACCTTCCAAGAGGCGGCCAAGATGCTTGGCACGGGCAGAGAGCGTTTGTTCAAGTTCTGCCGCGACAACGCGATCGTCATGCCGAAGAGCACCCAGCCCTACCAGCGGTACATAGACAGCGGTTACTTCAAGGTTGTGGAAAACCCATATAACCACCCAAAGACGGGTCAGCCCGTTCTTTCATTCACCACCATGATCACAGGCAAGGGCCTTGCGTGGCTTGAAAGGAAGATAGCCGCGTCCAAAGAGGCCATGGTTGAATCTGGTTCGGAAGCCGCCTAGCCCGTATGGGCGGCTCCGGATCAAATGAGCGTCAAGTAAGCAGACCATTTTCGTGACGTCACGAAAATGGTCTGTGCTCAACCCGTAAAGGGCGTCGATGTACAAACGACTGCAGATCGAGATCCAAGGCGATGTGACCGGTGACGGCCGACCGGAGTTCAAGCTGACTCCCATCGACATCGAACTAGCCGACAACGTTGCGTTCCCTCTCGAGCAAGCCCTCAAGATGGCCGACCAATTCGACGCCGAGCCCGGTGATGGCGAATACGATCAGCTGTTCAAAACCCGAATCCCGGTGAGAGTCAACCTATTCGTGGCGAAGCTGAACACCGAGGTTGATGTCCAAGGCAAAGTGACCATCCGGATCAAGGAAGTCGATTCGCCGCAGTAGATGTTCGTTGCCCGCTCCGCAATGGTGCAACGCGCGTAAGCAGGTGCGGTGAGGCTTCTCCGATATGCCAAGACGAACAACGGTGACACCCGGGAAAGACCGGGCTTTTTGATCTATGCCTCAGTGGAAAGACGCTCCCGAACTTCTTGAACTCGCTCGCCCGATTATCGAGCAGAGCCACGAGCACCTGGTCGGCTGTCCGGTCCGCTTCGTATGGCGCAGTCCTGCACGCAAGTTAGGAAAGAAGCACATCGCTCTCGGGACGGCCGAGGTGATCTCGGGTCGGTTTGCATGGTTCGTGATGAGCGAAGAGGAGAAGGAGCTAGCCTCCGTGTTCGGTCTGGAGTCGCCCAAGATGTTCTGGATCGAGATCAGTGCGGACGATTGGCAGGACCTAACCGAGCCCCAGCGCCTTGCCCTGATCGACCACGAGCTGTGCCACTGCGGTGTGGAGTGGAGCGAGGACGACCCCGAGCCGGAGTTGCACATGATCCGTCACGACGTCGAAGAGTTCGAGGCGATTCTAAGGCGGCACGGGGCGTGGGAAGCGGGGTTGGAGCGGTTCGCGGCCGCCCTCATGGGTTTTGAGGGTGCGTAGCTACGACCGTTTTCAGTTCCTCTTCCTTCGCACCCAGACGGCGACACGTTGAACAATCTCTGCGTGGGTCATGCGCTCCCGCTACGCTCGTACAGGGCTGAGGATGCCGCCTCCAAAGCTCACTGACGCCCAATGGGAAGCGATCCGCCAAGAGTGGGAGGCTGGGTCGCTTTCCGTCGCTCTTCTGGCCAAACAATACGGGGTCTCGCGCCAAGCGATCATGAAGCGGGCGAGGACGGAGGCATGGCCGACAAGGCCCGAACAGGGCTTGGTTACAGCCCAGGTTACATCCTCTATTAAGGCGGTAACCCCTGTAACCAACGTCGAGAGCACGCGCGTCATGCTGACCTCGTTCCACAGGGTGATGCTGCTCTTGCTACGGCATCGCAAGCTCATCGCCCAGCTCAGCGCGGAGTGGGAGGACCTCTTCGAGATGCTTTCGGTGGTGAAGGAGCGACTGCGCAACCAGAAGCGAGGCGTTCACCAGGGCGCAACCCTCGACGATCTAGAGTCCGTCGCCAACATCCTCACTAAGGCCTCCATCGCGCTGGCGAAGATCGTTCCACTCGAACGGCAGGCGTTCGGGCTCACCGACAAGGACGGCCCGTCCGAGTTCGATCAGCTGACCGATGAGCAGATCGAGGCACTTGACCGCCACGTCCGTAAGGTGCTCGGTGAATGAGCTGGACAGACTTCTCCAGGCGGTTCCGTAGGGACTCGGCGTCCACGGCGACAGAGAGCAACGACGAGCGCCTAGAGGCGTTCATTCGCCGGGTGAACCCACGGTTCAAGTTCTACTACCACAACCGTTTGATGATCGAAGCCTTGGAGTCGGCTTACCGAGGCGAGATCGAGTGGCTGATGATCTGGGTCCCACCGGGAACAGGTAAGTCCGAGGTTGTGAGTCGCCTTGGTGCCGCCTATCACGTGTACACGAACCCGAGGGAACGCGTCTTCATCACGTCGTACGGTGCCGCCCTTGCTCAAGGCCTTAGCCGAGACGCCCGGGACTACTTCACCGAGGCAGGGGGGCAACTCTCGCCCGCACAGCGGGCAAAGACGCAATGGAAGTCCCTTCAGGGCGGTGGAATCAGTGGAGCGGGCTTTGGCGGTGCCGTGCGCGGTATGCGCTACCACATTGGGGTCACTGACGACCCGCACAAGGGCATCGACGACATCGACTCGGACCTCAAGCGCGAGCGCCTTTACCGTTGGTGGGACAACACTTGGCTGAACCGGGCGGAGCTGAATACGGATCGAAAGGTGGTCCGCATCATCGTGATGCAGAGGCTCGCCGACAACGACCTATGCGGTTGGCTTCTATCGCGCCCTGACGCCGACAAGTGGACGATCCTCGCCCTCGACGCTATCCACAGCGACGAGCCGTTCCTGCCGGCTAACTGCGACGCAAGGTTGATCCCTGACCATCGGCAGGTGGGTGAGTTGCTCGCGCCGGAGATCCTCGGACACGACAAGCTTAGAGAGGTGATGGTCGATAGCGACACGGCAGACGCGCAGTACCAGCAACGACCGAGAGCACGGAAGGGCAAGATCATCGATCCCGCTTGGTTTCGGCGGATCGACCCGATCTACGTGCCGCTTATGATGGCCAGGGTTGTCGGCGTCGACCTTGCTATCTCCACGAAGACCTCTGCCGACTTCACGGTCGCGGTGTGCGTGGGCTACGGCGTTGACGGGCACTACTACATCTTTAGGCCCTACCGAGAGAAGCGAGAATCGCCCGACCTTCGTAGGGACATTCCGCTCTACGCTCGTCAGCACTATGCCTCGCAGGTTGCGGTTGAGTCTGTCGCGTACCAGCTCTCGTTTGTCCAAGAGCTTCGAGCCGATCCAACGATGATGGGCATAGCGGTGATCGAGGCGGACGCCGACCGCGACAAGGAGTCTCGTGCCCGCACGTGGTCACCCATCGCCGAGCAGGAGCTCGTTTACCTAGTCGACGATGGATCGGGCTGGGCCGACGTCTTCCTTGACGAGTGCCGCGACTTCCCGCGTGGTCGCCATGATGATCAGATCGACGCAGTTGGAAATGCGTTCACTGCCCTCCGGGGTCTGAAGGGCGGTGGTGGTCTACAAACGGCGGTGGGGTAAGAACTGCTTTATCGCTCTCCCAAGTGCTTTAATGGTTAGGTGTTAAAGCCTTCGGTTGATCTTATACAACTCTCGTCAACGATTCTAACGCGATGCGATGCCGCAGAGCTCGAAGAGATCGGCAGCATGATTGAGTCCCTTTGCAGGCATCAGGACCTTTCCCCTAATCTTTCGCTCTCGCCGAACCGAAGAAAGATCCTCACGAGATTGGCTGCCGAAGACTTTCAAAAGTGGCAGAGCGAAAATGACGCCGATTAAGGATTAACCAGCCGCCCCAACTCCCCAGCCTGAACGCGGTTCATCTCAACCTCCTCGCGCAGTACCTCGATGTCCACAGGCGGCAAGCCTAGCTCGTCGTACAGCGCGGGGAGCTGCTCCAGCTTGATGAAGCCCTTAGCGTAGCCGTCCGAGTAGGCGGTCATGGCCGTGAAGCGGTCCTGTTGCTCGAGCTTGGATAGGCTGAAGTTCGGTGCGAGGGCGACTTCGGACTCGCCGAAGTTAACCCACACGAGCAACCGCGAGAGTGACTTCATCGCGTTACCGAGCTTTCGCCGAGCGTTGGCCACACGTAGGCCCATGACGTCCTGGCCAACCGACTTCGACGAGCGCGACTCATGCTGCGCTTCCTTGGTGGCTTGGGAAGTCCCGAGGATCGCCTCGTGGATCTGCCGACCGAAGTAGTCGAACGCGTGTTGGAATGCTTGCCCGTCCGAATCGGGCGTCATTAGGTCGATCTCCGTCCCGCCGGGGACAACGAGCGCGTAGGCGTTCTTCCACGCGATCAGCTGCTCCAATAGTTTCTTTGCCTTCGGTGTGAAGACCTGCTTGCCGTCGCTAATAACCGGTTGCCCGTTCTCGTCGAAGACCTGTTCGAGCGGATTCGTCGCGGCGGGATCATCGACGGGCTTCGGCAACTTGCCAACGACCGAACCGCCCGCGAACAGCTTGAGGAATCGGAAGAACTCCGGCAGGAGCTGCGTCTTGATGAACCACGGGGTGTACGCAGGCCGCAGGATCGAGCACCCGAGCACGTCGTTCTCCTTTGGGCGGAAGGTGTGAACGATGAATTTCCACCGTGGGATCACGTTGTTCCAGGTCTCGACCCTTGTCTCGTCTGATTCCTCAAGGGTTTGAGCTTGCTCGGCTCCAATCGGCTGGGTTGGGCGGATTCCCACCAGCGAGCCGTCTCGGGCGAGCACGTACTCCATGTGCTTAGCCGATTTGACCTTGAGCGATTTTGGGATCAGCTTGCCTGCAAAGTCCCCCATGCCCGGTTGCAGAACAATTTCGGCGACCCTTGATCCAAACGCGGCGGCGTCCATAAGCTCGAGGGCCACGTCGCTAAGGTCGATCTCGCCCGCAGTGATCGCGTCCTCTACCCACTTGGCATAGACGTTACGCTTGTCGGCCTCGTCCTTGGAATCGCCACCAGGCGCGGGGCTGATTCGAACACCGTCGGCACAGACGGCCAGTGTGAAGGTTTCGAAGGCGCTCGCCACCTCGGTGTCCTTTAGCATCCTCTCATAGATGTCCGAGCCGAACTGCTGGGTGTTGTCGTCGAGGTACAGAGGCGAGACCGCTTGCGCTGCGTAGATCGCCGCCCAGGCGGTATCGCTACCTCCGGCTAGGAACTCTTCAACGGCTAAGTTCTGATCGACTTCGGGCACCCTGCCCGATACGAGTGATCCGTACCGGGTCTCGTGCTGTTCAGTAGGCGAAAACGCGAATCGATCGAGCAGGTCTCAGCACGTCACCGGGCGGAAGTCCTTCGCGGCGAGCGGGAGGCGATTGCCTCGATGCAACGCGCTTACAGATCTGCTGAGCGAGAGATCGAGAGACGCCTGAAGGAGATTGAGCGCCTCATCGCTAGTGCGGCGGCGGTAAACGCCGAAGCGCGGGTGTCTTGGCTCGTCAACCAAGAGAGGTATCGGGCGCTCCTGGAGCAGGTTTACCGCTCTACGGACCAATTCTCACTCTCCGCCGAGGAGGTGGCCAAGAAGCAGCAGCGGACCAACGCTGAGCGGGGAACGGGTCACGCCCGCGAGCTTGCGAAGGTTGAGTTTCAGGGAGCAGGGGTTCGTCTCCCCCAGTCATTCTCCCTTCTGAATACCGAAGCGATCAACTCGATGGTTGGCGTTCTTCGAGACGGCTCCCCGCTTAGGACGCTATTCGCCTCGATCTCACCTAAGGCTCTGGACGTTGCAAGGGAGGTGATGACCGCCGGGATTGCCGCAGGTGACAACCCTCGCCTCATTGGGCGGAAGATGGCTCAGGAGGTCAAGAAGCTCTCCCTCGAGCGAGCGGTCACGATTGCCCGAAACGAGTCGCTCCGGGTCTACACAGACGCCCAGCAACGCACCTACCAAGTCAACTCCGACGTCGTATTGCGCTCACGCATCGTCTCTGCTCTCGATGCGCGGACGTGCCCGATCTGTTGGGCAAGACACGGAACCTTCGTGGAGCACGGCGACCCGTTCTATCGGCACGTCTGCTGCCGTTGTTCACTCGCCCCTGTGACGAAGTACACGAAACGTCGAGCAACTGGAGAAGAGGTTCTCAGGACAAAGCCGGAGGCGTTCCAGAAGCA